GGTCTCTTAGCGTTCTTACCTAAGATTTGGTCATACACTGAAGTAGATCCTGCTGGAACTAATAATCCGTGTACTTTTCCTGAACCTGCAGGAATTCCTCCTCTCATAGTAGGATCGTTTAAATACTTCCAATCAGACTTGTAGAAGTCATAACCTCTTCTGAATCCAGTAAACCCTAAGTTCAATGCCATATCCTTATCGTTATCAAATAAACCATAAGAAGTACCACCAGCACCATAAGAGTTCTGTGCAGCTAACATATCATCGATATCGAATCCTAACTGTCTGTCAACGAAGATTACATTCTCCTCAATAGCACCTTGCTTGTCAAGTCTAGAGATGATAGAATCAAAGTCAGCTAATGAAGCAGGAGCACCTGCAAATACATTACCTCTATTTTCAACAACGTAGAAAATACCTTCAGAACCTTTATCACCTACATCACCACCAGCAGCAATTGCACCACTTCCAGCTTCAGCAGGAACAGCTTCAATCATTGCAGTCTCAAGATAGTCATCGAATCTTAATCTTGTTTCGTGCTCAGACTTTAAGTACCATAAGTACCCTGAAGCTCCGTTTTCAGTTGTTACTTCAACCCATCCAATTTGTGCCATATCAGAACCAGATACAGAGTATTTGTCCTTGATAATGATTGGAGAGTTTTCGAAGATGAAATCATCAGCCTCTAAAGAACCTTCCATTCCGTTAGTTCCTTTTTTGAATTCAGAACCATAGATAAATACACTAACATCAGAATTACCAGCTCCAGTACCTGCAGTTACTAATCCACCTGCTTCATAAAAAGCAACATCGAAAGTATTTGCACCTGCAGCTACAGCAGTAACGATAGCTTTGTTAGAACCACTTCCATCGTTTTGGATAACCATAACAGTCTGTCCAACTCTAACAGCAGGTCTATTCCCAGTAGCAAAAGCAGGAACACCTGTATCGTTAATTGTGAAAGTTGCAGTATCAGCAGCTTGAGCAGCAGCAGTACCAACCTTTGTATATTTAATATGTAATCTTCCTTGCTCTGCCCATTTAATTAAGTCAGAGTTTGATGGCATTTCTGCCCCTACCATTCTTAAGAATGATGAAATTGTTCTATTACCGTACCTTTCGAATTCTTTCTCATATGTATCTGGAAGATACTGATTTAAGAAATCAAAGTTAGTAATGTAGTTTGTCGCCAACGGCACTCTTTGTGCACTTGGTTGAAGATCAAAACCTGGTGTTGCTTGTACACTCATTTTACTTTTCTTTTATTTTTTTAAAAATTATTTTCTTGATCTAATCTTTAAACCTCGACCTGAGTCTTTGTTTAGAGACCTGACCTGTAATCCGTCTTTTGACTTAGTTACCTCTGGAGCATTGCGAGTATCCATCTTTACATTTTTCAACTCTCTCATAGTCTTATCTGCTGCAGCAGACTTACCTTGCTCGTAAAAGAACTTAGCAAACTTTTCAGGATGCATTGCCATTGCTAAAGAACGGTGATATCCTTGTGCATCACTAAGAGTTCCCTGCTCATCCAAAAACTTCTGTATAAAGTTCTGTGGATTTAACTGAGAATTCTTAATCTCATTTGCATCTCCAGGATTAAAGTAAAACCTTTGAACTCATTGAAAACATCATCAGTCTTCTTTACAAAAACCTCTTGCTTACGCTTAAGGCTTTCATCCATTGTTTTAGCATTAGCTATATAATCACGATAAGCTTGGATCTCTTCCTGATCAACATTGCTAGTATCCCCACTTGACTCAAGAGGGATGCTGTATTGCTCTTGTTGTTTCTGAAAGTATTCTTTCGCTTTCGCAATAGTCTTCTTTGTTTTAAGTTGTACCTTCTTAATATCTTTATCATCATCTAAGTCTTCATCATATGTATAATCCGACTCAATCATTGTTTCGATATCATCTGCATCTAAACCATTTTCAGTTGCAGTTAAGTAACTCCTTAATAAAGCATCGTTGTCCATTTCATCATAGTTCCTTTGAACTTCAATAAAATCATTGAACCCTCTGCCTGTTTCTTTCTTGTACTTTAGATACTGAGCGACATCTTCTGGTAGAGGATCATTCTCCTCTCTCGTCTGATTTAATTCATCTAATGATGTTATCTCTCTTCCGTATCTATTACCAATAAATTTAAGAACGTCTTCCTCATTTAGCTCTGAGGTTGGAGCAACTTCCTCTGTAGTTTCAGTTGTTGTATTTTCTGCAACAGGTGTTTCTACAGTCTCCGTATTATTTGTTTCTTCAGAATCAGTAAACTGTGCTTCGTGCTTATCTAATAATTCTTGCTCTATTTGTTGAGCTGACTTTTCTTCCGATGAGTCATCTAATGCTCTTACCTTAATGTCCATTGTCGATTTGATTTAATTATTACAAAGTTAAATAAAAATTATTTATGTTTTAGACAGTGTTATCTTGGATTAAATTCTGCTAGATCAAAGCCATCTAAGCTATCTTCATTTGACTCAAAATTGACTGGAGGTAAATTATTTTTCCTCTGCTCAATAAGTTTAGACTGCTCTGTGTTAGCTTGACTAATTCTTTTAGCTTTAGCATCCTCTCTTTGACTTTCTCTTTGTGATAGACCTTGATTATTAATCTGAGCTAACTGCATATTTAATTGGAACTCTTTGTCCATTAACTGTGATTTTAATGCTGCCTCGTTCTTCATCTTCTCAATCTCAAAAGCAATATCAGCTTGTCTGTACTGCATCTTAGCTTGAGTTTCTGCTTGAAGTTTCTGCATCGCAGTCTGAGAAGCTAACTCTTGAGACTTCAACTGCTGTTGAGCCTGCATAGCCTGCTGTTGCATAGCCATCTTTTCTTCTCTTTCTTGCTTGCTCTTTCTCTTAAGTTTTAATAACTGATTAGCAACCTTGATGTTTTTAACTTCTCTAATATCTATTGCATCTTCTAAATTAATATCTCCTTTAGATAAAGCCATTTGAATATTAGCCTCTAGCTGTGCCTTCTGTTCTTCATCAGGTGATAGCTCAATAAATACACCAAAGTCATAAATGTATAAGTCGTTTATGTCTTCTAGTATAGATACATTGTACTTACCAATCTGATTTATAAACTCATCTTTGAAGTCTGCATACTCTAATATGTCAGCCACCCTATAAGTAATAGCTTCTGCTAATGATCTGTATACATACAAACTACCATTAAGTATATGTCTAGTAGCTACATTAGAATTCATAGCTGCTAACTTCTGTAGACCAACTAAAGAATTAGGGTCTGGAGAACTTCCGTCCCTAGCCTCGTTTAATCCTGTTACAGTTCTAATTTGGTTTAAGTAATGGTTGTAGTTGGTAATTAGCATCTGTGTTTTAGATGCACCAGAACTAGACTGTAGTTCTTGAATAGGTACTCTAGCTTGATTAAAGTCTCCGTCTTGTGTGTAGCTTCTACCAATAACCGAACCTGTTTGGAAATATAACCTTAATGCATCTTCAGGATTATAAGCATTACCTGTTCCAAGGTCTACTTCATTTAGTCCGTCTGCATCTATATATACACCATCAGGTACTACTCTGGATATTACTTGTTGAAGCTTCAAATGTGTAATCTGAATTAAATCAGCAAATGGAATCATTCTTCTTACCAATGACTCTATTACTCCCTTATACATTCTTGGAGCTACAGCTACGTAGTTTGGTAGTGCGTGTTGAGTAGCAGACTGTGGTCTAACCATATTCTCCATCAACTCCCACTTAAGTATAATGTTGGTTCCCATAACCATTACCCCATTATACCAAACGTCAATAGTCTTTTCAACTTTCTCAAAGCTGTTTTCTTCCATCATATCTGATGGTGGATTGAAAGTATCATCTTTTCTGATCATACTAACATTACCATTATCTTTTATCTTTCTTTTATATACTACCTTTTTAGTAGTCTTATAGTTAAAGTACATTAAGGTTGCAGTGTCTTTATAGAATATATCATTCTGATAAAACTGTGCAACATTATAATAGTCATACCAACTCTGAGAGTATTGAGATATCTCTTCTAAGTCATCATTAGTAAGAGAGGTATCAATTTTTACTAACTCAGTAATTGGAACTGTCTTAATCTCTCCCCAGTAAAAACAATCTTTAAAGTGTGGATCTTCCGTGTAGCTATATACTACATTAGCAGGATCTACATACGATATCTTAACTCCGTCTCCTTCTTGGAACTCGTGCTTTGCTACAGATATACCTATTACAGTTTGATCGTAGTCTATTTGTTTTCTTATATCGTTATAGTGATTACTCTCAAATATAGTATTGATAGCCTCTTCTTCTGCTATCTCTATTGCAGGCTTGTAGTTCAACTGCATATACAGCTTCATCTCTTCGTCTGACTCAGGTAGTTCGTCTGGATTAACAGTAAAAGGATTTACTCCTGTCTTTTCTTGTATGATATTAAGCATTGGCTTTGCAAGCATCTGCCCTTCTATCATCTGTTGGTACTCACTTCTTTTGGATTGGGAAATCGCATCTTGAGCATAAGCCTTTGGTTCAAACATCCTGTCTTGCATTCCATTTACTACAATGTCTACAAACTTAGGAAGGATTGGTACAGGGGTCCAGTCAAGATTTAAATAAGATAAATCACCATCAACAGCTATTTCGTTTTTGTACTTTCCAATAGGCTGTTCACCTCTAGCGTATAATCGCAGTCTATGAAAATCTCTCCACTGTGAATAATACCTACAACTGTTTCCGTCTTTCCTGAACCATTCATACTGAATTGCCTGACCAATTTGCAACCCAAATTCGACTGTTGCTTTTTCACTGTCTGAAACAAATTGGCTTGGAAATCCTGCAGATGATATGTTAATGTCTACCTTTTTCATCTAATTATTTGACTTGTATTTCCCTTATTATCGTACTTAGCAAAGTTAATCTTTATTTTTGACACTTTTTTTTCAGGTGTGTACAGGTGTTTTTGGGTTGCCATTATAGCTAAACCTGAACTAATAGAGGCATCATACTTCGTTCTATTTGAAATATCAAACTTTGCCCAATCCTCTAATGTTCTTGTAAACACCATATCCTTCATCTCCATATCCTCTTGCATCCCAACGTGATTCTCAATATAAGACTCAATAGCTGATGCGTGTGCTTGTTTTACGTCCTCACTAGAGTTAGGTATACCCCCAAGTTCTCTTTCTGTCTTAGAAAGCTTTGTATACTGTTTGTCAGGTCTGTTCATACAGAATCCTCTGTATCCTCTATTCTTAAAGTGGTATAGCAGTCTTGGCTTATTATTCTCAATAAGAATAGGCATACCGTAAAACACACAAGCTTTAAGAACGTCTTCAAAAAAGATCTCAGCCGTCTGAGGTCTTGCGACATACTCCAAGAAAAACTGATTACTCGGTGCATTGTCCATATTAAACATTGTCTTACCGTGTAAGGCTCCATTGGAACCCCCACCTCCAACAACTCCTGAGATGTCATAGCTGTCACAACCAAATGCTCCAATGTGTTCATTGCCTGGATATTTTATACCGTTTTTTTCTGTAACCCTATTTTGTAATCCTTTCTCTGGAGTCCACGATACGTAGAACCTGCCCCTCTTGTCAGGACTAAAAATAACTTTTGTGTCTTTAATTCCATCTTTCCAGGTTAGGTTACCTCTAGTTAGGTGATGCTCTATTATTAAAGAATCATTATAATCTATCTGCTGATATATCTTAGTTAAGTTAAATATAGACTGCTTGCTCTCATCTCTAAATGCGTGAGACTCTGTCCTTGGGAACTGCCTATAAAATTCATTAAGTGCATCTGGATCATTCTTTAATGACTCTACCTCTGCCTCCCAATAGTCTATAGCACCCTGATATATATACTCACCATCAATTCCTAGTATTGGATCTTTAGGTGTTCTAAACACAGGCATACCATATATGTCTATGAACCCTTCCATATTCCATTCCATTGGAACGAATAAAGAATATAGACCTGACCTTGTCTGTCCGTTGGCATTTCTCTTACTAACATCAGAGTCGTAGTATAACTTCTTAAAGTTGTCTCCCCCTTTCTCAAGTGCGTTAGATGTTGAACCCATCATACACTTACCAATAACTTTACTACCTAACCTCAAACAAGTCTTTGTTACTCGCCAGTTGTTTAATATATTATTTGGTTTAATCCACTTACCACTCTCATCGTGAACTAATAACAATAACTTCTCTCCATCATAGGAGTTGTCATCTGTATTCTTCCAGTCAATTGTTGTATCTAAACCAATCAGATCATCGTCTGAGCTATCAAACATATTCTTTTTTGTAATCTTTGAAGCAGGAATTCTAAACGCTAATTCAGTCTTAGGTTTATCCATACCATCCATTATAGGTTTAAAGAAGAACGGCAACCTATTGTTTATAGGCACTACCTTATCTGTAAACATTTTCTTAGCATCAGCACCTGTCTTAGACAGTATACCAACCCTTGCATCTTTTGCAAGTGTTCCTGTATTCACACACTCAGATGAACTCATAAATGAAAACCCAGAACGTCTAATCTTTAGATAGTCTTGACCAAAGCTTCTCTTGTCTGCCTTGCAAGCCTCCCAGTGTATAAACAATAATCTGTTAGCTTCTCTAAAGTCAGGATAACCTACGTCAATAGAAGTCCACTGCAGATACATATAGTGCGAACCTGTGATATAAGTTGGAACTCCGTTTGACATAAACCACATACCATAGTCTCGTCTATCAAACTCTTCTTCTATGTAGTCTACCCATCTGTTCTTAAACTCTGACGACCTTTCGTTCCATTGGAATATAGACTGAATCTTTCCTAACTCTTTAGGTAGCTCCTCTCTCTCCCAATACTGGTTAGATTTACTTGAGCTTCTCTTATATACATCTTTGGAAACTTTTGGAAGTGCTATCCTTAAGTTTTGTATGACTACGATGTCACCTATTTCTCCTGTCTTAGATATTATTACTATGTCGTACTTAGGGTCATAACCATACTTCCAAGTCTTTGCTTTGTTCTTGGATGTAAGAACGCTTTTAGGTATTACGTCCTCTAGCTTACTGTATAAGTTATTTTGATCTTCTTTCTGCAAACCCTTGTTTTGTGCTTGTTTTATCTAATCCTTTATCTATCGAATTGATAGCTTCTTGTTCTGTTTCTATTCTACTTAGTATTTCGAATGCATCAAATATAGCTAACTTTTTTGTAGCTGCTGCGTTTTTTAATCTGTCTGCTGCAATTTCATCTTCAGATTCATACTTTATAATATCTTCCCTAGCTACCTTTATAAGTTGCTCTACAGCTTGATGACCAGCATCAATAATCTTTTGCTTTATTTCTCTACTAGACTTCATTATATTACTACAGTTATCTGATGATCATACATTCTATACAACTTCTCGTCATCAATCCTAAACTCATACTCACTGTCAGGCTTAAAACAAACCTTATCTCCTGGTTTAATACCTTCACTCTTTAAGTATTCGTTTGGATACTTTATCTCACCAACTAATGGCTCTTCAGTAAGTGGCTTATAAATATAACTATCTTCTGGAGAAACAGGCTTTACAAAACAATACCTACCCACTGCATTCCATTTATCTTTATGCTTATACGCATAGTACTGATCTTCTTCTACAAAGAATAAATCATCTTTAAAATAACTCTTACCACTTCTTTGCTTTCCTTTCATATCATT